GACTAAAACTAAGTCTCGGTATGTTTGAGGTATAGAACTAAAGGTCACTGTGGTTGTAGCAACTGTTAGGGTCGTGCTATCTATTAAGGTGTAAGTAGGTGTAGCCATTATCGAACTCCGTATAGTGAGAAGCGGCTTGTGGCTTTGAACTGGTGCAAAGACGAACCTAAAGTGATTGAGGTAACCGCACTTGTGTTATCCCAAAGACCTGATGTCAAAACTATCTCTGGTTGATGAGTAACCGCTCCGCCACCTAAAGCTCGCAAAGTGGTATTTTTATTTGTGTCACTAAAGTCAAGAATGTCAATAACGACACCGCCAAATTCGCCAGATGGGTATGCTCCGTCATTCGGCATACCGCAATCTATGTCTATAACTGAATAGCTGCTTATGTTGGCAGAGGTAACGCTAGAGCCGTTGCCGACAAGCCTATGTCTTGCGTAACCCGTATTATTGCCATTGAAAAAGGCATTTATACCTGCGGAATAAGGCAACCCCGCAGATGGGTATGCGTCTCTAAGAGTAGCCCTAATCTGCAAGTGCTTGTAATCGCTGTAAGACCCTAGCCCTGTAAAAGTGACTGAGCTTGCAGAACTTGTAAGCACTTGCGTTTCTAGCAGGTCATACGCCCCTGCACCGCCTGCTGCTGCCGCTTGACTATTTAGGATACCGAGAAGAACAAGGCTCATTATGCTCCCGTCACATTACCGATAATGCGGTAAGCATCTGACCCGACACCGACAATCGCTACCGCTTCGTATTGGTTGCCGACTGTAAAGCTGACTGCGGTTCCTGCTGTTCCTGCACCTGCAAGGGTCACGCCTCCGTCGCCTGCGATGGTGAGTGCGGTTCCGTCTGCGAGAATCTGCACCTGCTGTCCTGCGGTGAAGGCTGTGGCTGTTGAAATGGTGACCGTGCCAGCGGCGGTGAACTGAAGGTAGCTACCAGCATCAGAGCTTGCGACTGTGTAAGCCGTAGCGGTTGAGGAGGTGAGTGGGTTCGCAGTCGTGAAGTCGTAATTCAGGGTGACGTCGCCGGAGGTTCCTCCACCTGTTAGCGCGGTCCCTGCGGTTACTGCGGTAATGTCTCCCGGTGAGCTAACGTCTGCCCAAGCAGTTCCGTAAACCTGAAGCGTCGAGGTGTCTTGCAGATAAGAGACCATGCCCTGCGTCGGTGTTTCAATTGCCTCGGTGCGAGCTGTTGAGTCTGCAAAGACCATAACGCTCTGGTCTTGGAGGTATCCTTGTACGTCTGCGGCCGCGACGACGTCGCCTGCGCTCCAGACTCTTCTACCCAAACCTGCCATTTATTTCTCCTTTAGAACGCCAGAGCGTGTCCATTGTCTAGCTTACCAAACACGGCGTCGTCTAGGACCAGCAACGAGAAGTCCAGTGTTGCGAAGCCCAAGGTCATGACATGGTTAGTCGAGTCGACCGTGTTGTCTATTGCAATGATTTCTGCGTACTTCTCAATCGCCGGAGCTATGTTGTTTGGCGTGAACTTTATTTGGACTACGTCTCCCATTTCCAGCGCGAGGAGGTCGGTCTGCTGAGATGGAGTGCGCTGGTCCAAGACAATTTGAAGAGACTTGAAACGGTACTCTGGCTCGGCAAACTTGCTTGCCAAGAACCGACCATAAGCCTCGAGGTCGGCGTCGCTGTTTATGAGCAGGCCCTCACGAGTTAGGTTGAAGACTCCGTAGTCATTTATGGAGGCAGTCGCGTTCGCTTGAAACCCTGTTTCCAGAAGAGCCGAGGTGACGACGATTTCGTTGTAGAGAAGCTCTGACCCGTACTCTACTTGCAGGTTATTGAACGGAATGCCCGACCCGTCGTTGGCAAACGTAAGTCCCTCGGAGCTTGGGCCGGTCCGCCTGTCGCGGTAAACAATGACCCCCTCTTTAGAGATAAAGAAGCTTCCCGGCTCTGACCGCGAGATGAGTCGAATGTAGTCAAGGGCATTTGTACCGGCGGCTATTGTGTCGGCCCCTAGCTCCATGGCCCCAGTCTCTATGTCTCTCTCTTCTAGTGGCCAGTCGATTTCTGGCAAAGACAAAATGGTGTTCAACCTGTCGCCCGATTGCTGGACGCTGTTAGTCCTTTCGGACAAGTTCTGGGTAGCAAGTGAGGTGAAAGCGTCAGAGCAAGCGGCTGAGGCTAGAGAGTCCCCGTCCGGTGTGTAGCTCAAGTTCCAGTCGTCGACCAAGCCGTAGAACTGAAGCTCGCCTCCGGAGCTAATTCGTACCTGTCGCTTAGGGATAATCTGCGTGTAGTAAACGGAGTCCTCGTAGACCGGGTCGAAGGTACGGTCGTTGTTATTGAAAACGATGTTTGCAAGTCCGGCCTCGTACTGATTCAAGGCTTGATTCTTGCCACGCTTGATTGCGATGGTACGGACGTAATCTGTCACGTCATAGAAAAGAGTGCCACCTAGTAGCCAGTCCTCGTTGTCTAGGACTCCTCTCACTGGGTCGTCTAGTCGAAAGAACGGACCAGTCCCGGTTTCTGTTAGGTCGAACCCTAGCTCGACGAGCGGTGTTGGAACTGCCACTAGACTGCCGCTACCTTGAGGCCCTTGATTGCGCCACCCCTCGTTGCGTATCTCTGAATGACGTTAGCGGCCGCCTTACCTGCCATGGCCCCGGACTCCGTCGGGTCCGTCTTGACGGTCACGTTGACGTAGGTATTACCACCGGTAGGCGTTTGCGTTGGCGCACTGCTTGGCATTGGCATCGTCTTGATAATTTCACCGGCGGCTCCCGGAATGTCGAAGCTCTGGTTTTTTGCAACCTCGCCTAGCTCCTTGTACTTGAGAATAACCTCGTCAAGCTTTCCGATGAACTGGTCGATGGTGTTTTCCATGCCACCAAAGCCATCTTCCATTTCGGCTAGTTGCTCCTGCAATGCCTCCTTGATTTCGATGATGGCCTCGATGAACTTGTCATTGGCTTCGACTAGCGACTCGTCGAGAATCTGAGCCTGCTCAATCATGGCGTCAACTTGTTCCTGAGTGGTCGACTCGTAGAGGTCCTTGAGCTGAGTTGTGGCTAGGCCCTGCTTTTCATAGATAGAAGCGGCCAGCGCATCCATGCCTTGATTAGACTCGGTCTCGATGGCCGAGAATAGATTTTGAAGTTCGCGCTGAGTGTCCGGAGTCGACTCTAGGATTGCGCTTGCAAGCTCGTTGCCCGTTTCAACACCGGCGGAGACAACTTGCTCGATGAAAGTCTGCGAGAATCCTTGCGAAGCTAGGGCGGCTGAATTAGCTAGTAGGCTCCTAGAAGCCGTCAGACGGTCGCTGAGAGACTTTACTAGCCCCTCGACTGACTTCTCCTCCTCACGGTCAAAAAGGCTTGTGAGGCTAACCTCGACCGCGCCACGGTAAGCGTCACGCAAACGGTTCTGGGAAGACTGGATGATTCCCTCGAGGCGTCCGGCAAACTCCTTCTGAAGTCGCTCGACGTTGTCGGCGTAACGCTCGTTGGCGTCCATGATGGTTTTGTTGTAGCTCTTCTGGGCGTCGGCCAGTCGTTTTTGCGAGTCTTTGATAAGCCTCTGCGCCTGTTCGAAAGCTTGTTGTTGCTTGCTTGGCCCGGTACTGCCTATGAATGGTGTGGACTCTAGGGCCTTCTTTACTTCTGCACCGCGACCCGAAGCTTCGCCGGTCAAGATTCCCATGCGTGCAAGACCGTACTGCCTTGAGGCTTCGTTTAGGCTTTCGGTTGCATCTTTAGTCGCGTTGATTTCAGCGCGTAGACGGTCCATCTTGATTGAGTTGAAACGGCCCAGCTCACCCGACACCATGTCAGCCGCACCTGCAAGCTTGAGGTTTGCATCTCGGAGGTCGTCGGTCTCGACGCCGTACTTGCTAGCGACATAAGCGTTCTCGCGGTAGGTGTCAGCAAGGTTCTTTTCTGAGTACTTGGTCTGGTCAATCTGAGAGCTTAGCTGTCGGTAATTCTCAGTAGCTCTGTCGACCTCACCGTTGTTTGCTATGAGAAGTGCCGTGAGACCTGCTACTGCAACCGCGGCTATGCCCCATGGGTTTGCTAGCAGAGCAATGGTTAGGCCCTTAGTGTGGGTGATTGCAACTA